AGCCAGTACCCTGTTGCAACTAATAATTCGGCTAGTTGCCGTCGGTAACTGCCTACGCCGTAGGGTTTGGGTCTGTCTCGTCGATCGCCTCAATTGTCATGTTTGGGTTTGCTTTAACCCAGTCTCGATATGTTGCAGGCATTTTTTCGCCGCTGAGTTTCAGCAAGTTGTATGCCCAGCAAACTAGATCGGTGTAGCCGATGCCTTTGCCGTCGCTAATTTTGCGACCCTCAGTTTTTTCCCACTCGCAAATGACAAACATATTGGTTGTTAATTCGAGTGGCGCTGTGCCGTCTTGTAGATCAACTTTTAGTTTTAATCGCATTGCCTGTTCCTGTTCTCGGCCAGTATTGGCACGTTAGATCATGTTACGTCAACTGTGTACGAGCCGCCCACAAGTTCAATGTCATATACGGCTAGCTCTCCAAGGTTGGCATTTATCACAGGTAACTGAGATAGAAACGTATTAGTTAACTCGAACCCGGGGTTAGTGGCTGAGTTCGCGCCTGACGCTGGAGTTACTTTGATATAACACTTTGTACCAACGAGCGCTGACAATGTTGCGTAACTTTCAGCCGATGCGTATGACGCATACAAAGTCAACGTTGCAGAATTTGACTGCAAGCCTGCTGTGTTGGTTCTTGCGGTGCTTCCGAAGGCCGTGTCCTCTAAAGCCTCGACTACATAATTTACGACCACAGACGAAACTTGGTCCGTGATATCGGTCGTTGCAGCGCTTGACGCACCGATTAAAACGACTGGGTTTGATAGATAGGTGCTAGTTGCCATGTGTTAATCCTTTTGTCTTGTACCTATAGTTTTACCATAACAATTGCCTGTCGGTGTGTATTACGCCGTTTGTGCTTGTACGCCAACCGATAGGTCATAGCACGGGTACTCTTGCCCGCCTATGTCGAGTGTGCCGGGGCGACCCGACATCACGATTATTGCCGACCCCAAAACCGTTGCGGTGATCTGCAATATTTCGCGCAACACGGGTAGCCCTGCTGGGCCACTACCAACAACTTTAATCGGGTAGTCCATGCGTACGATGTTGCCGTTGCCAGCAATCGTCGTAAAACTTGGCGCTTGAATAAACACGGCGTTAGGTACGAGTTTGGTTGGGTCTGTCACGACACGCAACGACGTGATCGCCGTAAGCGTCGTAGCGAGATCGTCTAGCGTCTCGTTGAATAGATCGGTGTACGGTGCGGGCATCAGGCAACCGCAGGTCGGTCAATACCTAACAACTGTTTAACAATCGGTGTCAACGATTGCTGCGGTGCTGTACCCATGCCGTCAAACGACGCAAACACGTTCTCGAGCGAGCCACGCGAACGCCACAACGCCGCCGCGTACATCAAACAGCCGAGCGTTACGTCACCACTAGGCGACGTGCTTAATGAATCGTTGTAGCCTGCCTCAGCGCGTCGGCGACTACAAAATTGGTTCGAAGCCGATACTGCCTGCGTAGCCAGCGTGTAATCGTCACTCGGGTTAATTATGGATACGCCTAAATATGTCACCAAATTTGCAACCGTAACCCAACTACAGGTAGGCGTAAAAGAAATTTGACCCGTGTAAAACGCGCTGTACTCAACTGCATCGCCTGTGCAGGCGTAAAGCACTTGATTAGCGCGCGGTACGTTCTCGTTAAATGTCCATTCGCCTGTAGTGCTATCTATGCCTGTGTACTCGTATTGCGGACATGACAACACGGTAAACGTGCCGTTAAACGGTGCGGCAATGCTTGCGACAACAATCGTGTCGCCAACCTGTATGTCGGTTGGCTCGAGCGTAGATATACAGGCGTAGTTATTTAATAACTGTTTCGACGCTGTTAGATATGTTGCCATGAGCGGTTTTGCCGCCTACGACTAAGCCTGTGTGATCTTGCGGATCATTCCTGAAATTGCAGCAAACGTTGATACGTAACCGTAGAACGACATTGTGCGACCAAGTGTTGAAGGTACTTCAACGCTCATTAAACCACGGATTTGCTCATAGAACTCGTAAGCATCGCCTTGACCTTGACCAACTCGAGTGACAATCATTGTCTTGGCAGCAAAGTTGCTATCAACAACAAGTTCCAATCCGAGTGGGTTGCCATTCCATGTGCCGGCATTAAGTGAGCCAAGCGCATTTTGACCTGACAAACCGTTTGCAATTAACGGGAATACTGGTCGGCCTGTGCTGTCGGCAAGTTTGCCAAGTTGTGCCCAAACATCGACTGACACAAACAAGTGTGTCGGCATCCAGTTACGGCCGCTTGCAACGTCGTTTGCTGCATCGTAAATGCTGGTCAACAAGTCGGCAAGTGTGCCGTCCCAAACGCCTGACGACGTTGCTGCAGCTAACAAATTGTCTGCTGCAATGTTGTCTGATGCAAGCATATATTCGCCCATCAAGTCATTGAGAATTTGTTGCATTGCTTCGGGGCTTGTGAACGAAATGTCTTGTGCGGACAAGGTAACTTGACCGGCAAGTGTAGTTTTTGTGACCGAGTTTGCGGCAATGACCATTGTCGTTGCTGAAACTGCACTTAATTCTGTGGCTTGTGATGCAACACTTGTGTGTGTTGTGATCGTTGGTCGAATAAATGTTTTTTGTGTACCACCGTCAGGATATGCGCGAGCGCCGATCGCTTCAACTGCAGGCCTCAAAAAATTTAGGTCTTGTACCAAAGGCCCGAGCACAACGGTGCTTAAGAGACCGGGCGTATCGCCGGTGGTCACATCGCCCGCTGCTGCTTGCAATGGTGTGCGCTGATTTTTTGCAAACTCTTGCACGGCTGCGTTCATGTTTTTGAAAGTGTCGCCACCAATGTGATAAGCGGCCATAAATTCGCCGGCTGAAGGCAACTTAAATTCTTTTTTAGGTTGTGCCCAAAGTTTGTCGACAGTTGCTGTTGCTGCTTCGACTACTGGTGTTGCTTGTGTTTCGCTCATAGGGGTTGTGTCCTTTTCTGTGTCCTGTTCTGATTGTAACTCTACTGTTGGCTCGGTTTCGTGGATAGTCTCGTCGGGTGCGCTGGCTGCGACCTCGGTAATGACTGCACCGCTAAACGCGCCTTCGCTGACCAGCGACAATTCTTGCCATGTAGCCGCCTCAACGATCATTACGCCTTCCTCGTCATAACTAAACTTTGTTGGCGTTACGCCTACCGATACTGCGTCAATAACGCCGTCATTGGCAAGGGTAAGTGCTTCGTCGCCTAGTCGAGTGGCGCTGATCTTGGCTGTGAACATCATGCCTTGTGGCGTGTCCACACGCTCAACTACTTTGCCTAAAATTTGGGTGCTGTCATGTTGCATATAAATTTTTGGGTCACGGCCTGTAACTGGCAACGACCCTTGCAAAAAACGTACTTTTGTTCCGTCTAAAACTGTTGCTGTTTCGTCGTAGGTTACGGCTACGCCTGAGATTGAGCGCGACGGCAAGCCCTCTGCCGCCGCTGCATCAACCGTGATCTGTGAAGGGGTTAATCGGATCATGTTGGTGATACTACTCTTTCTGTAATTTCGGTTTGTGTATCTCGATCGTCGCCCATTGAATATTCGCCCGTTAGGTATTGCTCAACGTCAAATTCAACGTATGTGCCGTTAGGTAGCACGTTATTTTGACTTAGTGTGCCAGCGATGCAATCGGCGTAAGCGCGAACGCCAAAAGTCCACAAGTCCATACGTGATTCTGCGCTTGACTGGTACGAATAACTACCAACCGACACGCCTGCAAGGTATGGCGGAATATTGCACAAGCGTGCCATTTCCATTGCCTGAAATTCGGCGCTTTCGATCAACAACATCTTGTCCGGTGAAGTTTGGGTTTCCGAATAAGTGACGTATTCGTTGAGTGCTGCGGTTTGGTTTGTTGCTCGAGCCGCATTAAACGCTGCTGCTAGATCGGCTAATTCTTGTGCGCTTAACGGCTCGCCACCAGTTTGACGCAAAATTCCTGCCGGTATTGCTGACGATGCGTTGCGATAACGTGCGGCCTCAAGTTTTAGCGCTGTAGCAACTGCAGTTTCGCTCATGTAAATAATGCCCTGTATCGGTGACAAAAATTGGATTACGTCATCAGGGTTTAATTGACCGCCTTGAAATGTGATTTGTTTTGACGGCGCAAACCAAACTGGGCCAGCCTGATCTAATGTTTGCACCATTGCTGCAGGCAGTCGAGTAAACGACGCAGGATAATTGTCCGCCGTCCTGCTTGTCACATATAAAAAGCCTCGTCCAAAATGGAATAGATCGTCAAATAACCATGCAAGCAAAAATGAATTAGGCACGCTTGGGTCAATGCGTCGCAACCAAGTGCGTGGCGCTAAAGGCATTTTTTCCATTTCTTGACCGTTCCACATTTCGGTATACATTTTTAAGTTCATGCAACCAATAACGCTTGCCATAAGATCGCGTGCTCGACTAATTGTCGGCACGCTCATTGCACGATTGCGTGCTTCGCCTTCAACGTACGAATAATAAGTACCAATCATTGAAGCGCCAACGTTGCTTGTATTTTGCGCCATGTACGCACTACCAGCCGCCGCCGCTTTAGTTGGCTCAGGCGATATTGCCGCCTTGTTTACTGACCGTGAGAATATCGCCATGCTGTAAGTATGCCACCAATTTATTTGACGGGTGTTGATAGGCGACCGCTAAGCGTCAACCGAGAAAGTAAGAA